GGATTAGATATTGACCAGGAGCCTTTATCAGGATCATATGTTTTTGTACCGTTAGTAACAAAAAATACTGGTGTATCATATCTCACAGGAATCTCACCACCCCTCTGGTAGCATTGCTTAGTGTTTTTAAATATGCCTCTATTGATGATAAATACGGCTTCATTTCGTCATCACTATAAGTTATGCTCTCGCCTTCTTCTGAGTAATTGCTCATACCCTCATTACCAAGTCTGTTAAATCTCTGCACTGATAATTCAGTGACTATATACTGCAATACTGCTGGTACTTCTTGAGCATCAGAAGGAAGGTAGGAGAGCACTTTCTTTTCACTGTTTTTAATGATTAGATTTAGTTTAGTATCCAGATCCGTATCTGTAATGTTTAGCAGTGTCTTTACATCATCAAGCTGTGCCATGATCATGCTCTCCTTCTTTCAATTAAGTTGCTGAAATTGTGCCCTTAAATACTCCATCAGAGAACTCCGGATAGAATTTAACGCAGCTCATTACCAGTGTTTCTATGGTTGCATTGTCGGTCTTAGTTGAATGAGTCATACCCATAAGTCCAGTTGAATCTGCTACAAGACCAAAAGTCTGTGCAACATCTCCAGACATTGGTACATATGCACCGTTAAGATTTTCTTTTGCTGTCGCCATAGGAGCTTTTGCGGCAACCTGAGGAGATACTATTGCTGTTCCAAGTCCCAAGAAATTTTCAATGTAAGTAAAACCAAAAGCGTTTTGCATAGTGATCTGAGCAGAGCCTAAATAATCCGACACATCATTAGGATTAATGAAATATATTGGATTAACATCCATATCTTCATAATAGATCTGCATTGCTGCCCATAGATTTGCAAGTACTACCTGTAGATTTTTGCCAGTTGCTGTTCCCGATCCAGTAGCCAGAACAGCGTAAAATGATTTCTTTATGCTCTTCTGGATCTCAGTAATAAGCTTTGTGTCTGTCTGATTAATTGCCAGATTTCTTCCGACTTTTTGAATAGCTTCAGCAGTTGTTATTTTCCTATACTTATTCAGGCCAAGAGATATTGTTGTCACAAGTTTACGAGTGATTTCCGTAAGCGGAATTGTTTCACCTTCGGCGACCTGATCAGGAGAATTTACTTTTACGGTTTTATATATTTTTATATCTGTTCCAGCTGCCATAGGTGTAAGCTGATCTACTCCAAGTATGGTCTGAAGTTCTGTAATGTTTGTTGATATACGACTTGTAAAATCAACGGAAATAGCCGGTTCAAGATCGGCTGCTACTGTGGCATTTGTTTCAGCTGCAAAAATCTGAAGTTTGTTAAGCTTAGTCATGTCTGACCTCCTGTAAATAATTTAATATTTTCATTAATTAGTTTTTGTCTCTCTGCGCGGTCCTTAACTGCCATAATCTGCTCTTTTGTTACAGATGAGTTAGATCCGGCTTTAGGTGGCGCACCTCTTAAAGCATCTGTTACAGCTTGTTTCACTGCTGCTTCAAACATTGTTGAAAATGATTCTACATTTGCCTTTGTTTTATCTGCATCATCTGATACAAGCATCGTTAACAAATCATCACCGATATTTATTTTGTGATCATTAAGCATTGTTCTCGCTGTTTTTGACATTTCAAACAGTGTATTATTGTGTTCAAGCTCTTCAAGTTTTTTCTTAAGAGCATCTCGCTCATACTCTGCTTTTTGAGTGGCATTCATTTCAGCCAGGCGTTTTGCTTCGTCAACTGCCTTTTGCTGTTTCTTTTGCCATTCGGCAAACTTTTGATCAATGAGTTTATTAACATCCTCATCGCTATATTTTCGCTCTTTTTCACTGCCGGGCTGTTCGGTGCCGTTTGTCTGTTCTGCCTGTTCATTTGTCTGCTGAGCTTCACCTTGACTGGTTGTAGCTGCTGCATCAGCAAATAACTGCAGCAGATTCATTATTCTGTAATTTATCATGCTTACCTCCGATTTTTTGAAACATCGCTTGTTTTCCGTAGTTTTATATGGTCCCACGCCTGCCATATTCCGTAAAGTTTAATGTCATTCACGCCTGGACAAATAATTTAGCATTATTTGGATACTGATCAGATATCCATCTAACACCTAAAATAAAAGAACCCATCAGAAGTTTTGATTCATCTGAAGGATTCTCTATTTCAAATTTAGAACAACCTGGACTTATTTCCGTCATTATTTTATCTTTAGTAAATCTCTGTATTGATTCTACAAGTGTTACGAACAAAGCACTTATACCAGCACATACTATATCTTGTCCGGGTGGTGCATATCCTGCATGACCGGTGATATGGATTGCATCTAGTCCTATTCTGACTTCAATCATTTTTCTCCCTTCGGGCATAAAAATACCACCGGCCGGTTGACTGGTGGTATTAAGACTCAATTATTTCAAACATTTCAGGTGGATAAAGATAATCACTCCCCGAATCGTCTAAAATTCTGTACCATCCCTTTTCAACAGAAATAACAGGATATTCCTTCCCGTTTGTCAGTACTAAAAATTCAGTTTTCCCCATCCATTTAACTCTCATCATGCCACTCTTTGATTTTGAATTTAACCTTTCCGACACTTTTTTCCTGAAACCAATGTACTTCAGCATCTCGATTATCTCCGTGATAGTCTATTACGCCATTTCCCTTGCAATGCTGCCAGTTATTTGCTTCTCCGCCTTCTTGTTCCGCTAAACCATTCTTCGTCTCATCTGATAATGGATGATTCGTTCCCTTTCCGGCAAATACTTCGGCATCTTGAATTTTTGTACCTTCAGCAAAATGGAAATATTCTCCTGTCTCAGGATCTATAATGTCATAGTTTCTTGACTTTGCACCTACACTCTTGTGTATTTCGATATCTGGTAATTTAATTATATCATTTTTTACCGCACTTGCAATGGATTTTTCCTGCATTGCCTTAACAAATAGCGGATCTATTTTATTCGTTTCTCCTTTGCAATATGCCGCAAAACTTTCTGCAAGATATTCGCTTTTAGAAGCTCCAGCATATCCAGATATACCAGAGACATATTTACTCATGTTTTCGCCCAATGTGTTATTTGTTTTAACATCTATTACTGTCCATTGTACATGATGACCATACTCATGAGTAATGTAATCTTTAATTGATCCATCTCCTACAAGAGATCTTCCGGCCTTTTTATATCTTAGCGCAACTTCTTGCATATCTTTTGGTAAAGTCTCCAAATTATTCATAACTGTATTCCATGCTTCTTGCGCTCTTTGGTTATAATCAGCAAGTGATGACTGATTTTTTAGAACTTTAGAATTTAAATAAATACCATGACTTACTGGATCATATGCCGCTATTGCATCTGCACCATCCTTAAACACCTTTTTACCTTTTGCCGAATTAGGATCGACAGATTTAATACCACTTAATTTAGGAGCTTCAAACTTACTGCTTAATTCTTCAATCGTTTTATTTATTTCATTTGCGCTATCAACAGACAATCCTTTATAATCAGCTTTCCCTTTAAAAGTCTTATCCATCCAGTTAGATTCAAAAAATTGATTTGCATATTTTTCTGCTTCAGATATTGTTGATGATGACACATAAGTACTTTCATCATTTTTCTTATTTATTGTTTCCCATTCTTCCGTTGTCCCGCCCTTGTCCAAATAGTCCAGCCATTTCTCATAATCTTCATCCTGCACGGCTACAATAGCGCATCTGCAATTAGCGTGAAGCGGGGGAAGCGGATGGCTTACATTTCCTGCTTCAGCCCCATTCACCTTCCAGCGTTTACCGTCCAGTGGCCTGCAGATCTCACATGCAGAAGGTTCTGCCACCCACTCATACTCTTCTATTCCGCTCTCAGTAAAAGAATCCTGTGCAATCTGAGATTGAACTCTTGCGCTTTCGGTCCGCATTAGTCTTCTAGCTTCATTCTGACTTGAATTGAACTGCTTTTTTAAATCTCCTGCCACAGCATTGGGATGCTTGCCGTTGATAATAGACTGAGTTAACATTGTATCAAGATTATGTTTTAGGCTTTCATTGTTTCCCCAGATTCTTTCTGAGAAACTAGCATTATGAAAAGAACCCTTAACAATTTCGTCAATTCTTTTAGCATCAAAAGAATCAAGAGTTTCTGCTAAAATGCCAGCTTGACGTTCTACTTCTGCTTTTGCTTCATCAGTTAATGTTGCACCTACGTACTTTTCCGTATCGTTACCCATGGCCACCAAATCAAGTGCAATGTTAGATTTCAAAAGCTCAAGTCGGTTTATTCTCATAGTGGCATTATAAATTCTGAGTTCCTCATTTGCTTTATCAGAAAAGTTTTTTTCTTCAACATATTTCTTCGCTTTAGCTCTGAAAGCTTCAACATCCATCTGACTTACTTTTTTCTTGGCTTCTGTAAGAGATAAGCCTTCTTTATCGGCATATTTCCCATAAAAAGCTTCAATTTGTGTTTGAATGCTTCTAATGCTTTGATCATAAATTGTATTGATCTGTTTGTCATAGTCGACTTGAGAATTTAGCATTGCTTTTATGTGCTGTGTTTCTCTTGTCTTCCAATACTCACTATTACTGGCCATTATTATTCACCACTGCATCACTCATCATTGGTGTTTGTGCTGTTTGCTGTTCCATCTCTTCGGCGGTCTTCTTAGGATCATCAATAATTGACAAGACAGTTAACTGGTTTTCTTTTGGTACAACACCTTCGAGATTCTTTGCAATTTCTGATTCTTCTACAAGATTTGCAGGGAAATTCATTGTAAAATGATAATGAATGTCTAACCAGTCATCAGCATGCATACCTGACACAGGATTACTAAATATAAGCTTGTATCTTCGGTTCATTCCTGATGTAAATTTACGCTCTTTTGTTTTAGCCAGGTTACTCATTGACTGAAGCTTATACTTAAGGGCAATTCCTGAAGATGTACCAAAGTTTTCATCATTGATATTAGCAACCATACTAATTTGAAATATCAGTTTCTCAAGCCGATTTATCAGGTTTTCCTGCGTTGCATCTGCATCTGGCTTCTGCAAAAATTCGACAGAAAGCCCAGTTGTATCACCTTCCAGATTGATGATTCTGTTCCGCCTTAAATAATCCAGATCCGTTGAGTTTAATGATGCTCCAAGGACTTTAAGATAGGCATCAGCAAAGTAATCAACATCATTAGCTTTTTCACTGATTGCCTTATTGTAAGAATTGATAATTGGTAACACCGACTCATATATTCCAAGACGTTCTTCGTTTTCTACATACTCCACTGCCGGCACACCGTCAAAGCCATGAATCGTAGGTACATCCTCCCAAAGATATGAGCCGTTATTAACAAAGTGCTGCACGCTTTTACCATCTGACCAACTGCCATGCTCAACATTGTTAGCATCTAAATAATGCCGTATAAAGAAAAGTGGACGCTCTATAATCGACTCATCGTAGATCATGAAAGCATCCAGTGGTGTAAGATAAGTAATACATACATTGCCTGAATCATCTATATAATACATTTCATAGCCATTGCCATACATTGAACATATTTTCGAAAGTTCAGCATTATTGTCATCCTGGTCATTATACTGATCCAACAGATTCAAATAATCATTTACTTTTGAGTTATCACTCGAAACCTTTATTGGTACACCGATAAAAAAGCCATTCATAGTATCGGTTATATATTTTGCAAAGTTTACCGGTATTCGATTATCCGGTTTCCAGTTAGGTTTCTTTGCTTCACTCAAAATT